ATGGCTAATTTACTTCCGACAATTGTGCCTGCTAAAATACTGAGTAACAGGACACATAAACTAAGAATTGCACTTTCTCATAACGGAGAAACACGTTACATTGTGACTGATATAATTGTCCAATCATTGTCCGAATTCAAATCAGGTCAAATTATCAAACGTCCTGATGCCCAGTACCTGAATACAAAATTACGAAAACTATTGGATAAATATCAAAAAGCATTAGATAAAGTTGAATCAAAGGAGTGCATGACATGCTCTCAACTTCTTGAGTCAATGAAAAGTGTAAATAAAGCAAAGTTTATCACTATCGAAGAACTTTACGTTGATTACAAAGAGACTCATAGCCTTGCACTTAGTTCCATAAAATTGTACGATAATGCGGTTAGGAATACAAAAGAATATATTGGAGAAAATGTACTTGTGTCTAATCTTGGTTTCCATGAAATTAAGAAATTAGAAAATAAACTATATGAAAAGGGGCTACGTTCAGATACTATCAGAATGCGTTTATCTTCTATTAGAGCTTTATTGAGGTACGCACTACAGTGCAAGTTTATAACACATGAAACTTACCCATTTGACGGATATAAAATGCCGGAGAAATCAGTACGTGATATTTGGCTATCTACTGATGAGATAAAGGCTATACGAGATGTAGAAGTCAGCAGGGAGAATCTGGTTAGAGCGAGAGATCTATTCATGTTATCATACTACCTTGGAGGAATTAATATTGCAGATCTTGCCAATTATAATTTTATTGCGAATCCCAATAAGATGGTATATCATCGCAAAAAGATTATGAGAGATAACAAAACAACAGGCACAATAGAATTTAATATTCCTATAGAAGCAAAAGGAATAATCAGTCATTATCTTGGTCCTGATGGCAAAATCCGGTTAAGCTCAAGACACTCAAAAAGTTCTCCAAAGAACCAATATACATGCATAAACAGAAGCCTGAAGATAATTCAAAAGCAATTAGGCATCACAAAGACTTTAATGTTTTACTCAGCAAGAAAATCTTTTGCACAACATGCTTTTGAATTGGGTATCTCCACAATGGTGATCGATTATCTAATAGGGCATTCTGTAACCCAAAGTAGCGGATCAATCTATCACTATGTAAAAGCGACACCAGAAATAGGAAATGAAGCGTTAAGAAAGGTACTCGATAATCTAAAATAATCACTATCTTTGTGGCGATCAAGAACTCGATCATAATTCGGGTTGTTGGTTTGACTTTTAAGTGAGAGGGTGGTTCCTCTCACTTTTTTTGTGTCCGGACTAAACTTTTTAAAAGCTCATTAGTAATAGCACATGAAGACCAAGCAAGAGATGTGGATGTGTGCTGATGAGCTTGGTAGTCCAGGAGGCAGTCTTACGGCTGCCTTCTTCATTTAACCTAAAAAATACAAATGCAGGCAACTATATACAATATTTATTTGTTTATTTGCCACGATGAAAAAAGATCTTCAACTTCATAAAATAGATATTTCAACCAGTCTGCCTTTAAAATATGCAGATGAAGGCATTAGGGCTGGCTTTCCCTCTCCGGCACAAGATTACCTTGAACAAGCGATAGATTTGAATAAGGAGCTAATAAAGCATCCAGCCAGTACATTCTACGGTCGTGTAATTGGAGACTCGATGCGCGATGAAGGCATTGAAGAGGGAGACATTCTCATAATTGATAAATCGTTAGAATTGTTGGATGATGATCTGGCTGTTTGTTTTATAGATGGCGAGTTTACCGTTAAGAGAGTTCGATTAGAGCCGGATGCTGCATGGTTGGTACCATCCAATCCAAATTACCCATTGATAAAAGTCACTAAAGAAAATGAATTTATAGTCTGGGGGATCGTTACCTACACAATAAAAAAGAATCGGAGAAAAAGATAATGTTCGGCCTTGTAGACTGTAACAACTTCTATGCGAGTTGTGAAAGGGTGTTCAATCCCTCTCTAAACGGGAAACCTATCGTTGTTTTATCAAATAATGATGGATGTGTAATCGCACGAAGTAATGAAGCAAAAGCTCTCGGTATTAAAATGGGAGTACCAGCCTACCAAATAAAGGATTTAGTAAAGAAACATGATGTAGCCGTATTTTCATCTAACTATGTGCTATATGGCGATATGTCCGGACGAGTGATGTCAATGTTAGCGGAGCTGGCACCCGAAATCGAAGTCTACAGTATTGACGAAGCTTTCCTTAACTTGGAAGGAATTCAGGATCTACAAACATTAGGTTCTAAAATCGTTAGACAAGTCACACGCGGCACTGGTATTCCCGTTAGTGCCGGTATAGCCTCTACAAAGACTCTCGCTAAAGTAGCCAACAAATTCGCGAAGAAGTATCCTGCATATAATCGCCTTTGTATTATTGATACTGAAGAAAAGCGAGAGAAAGCATTAAAACTGTTTGAAATTGGCGACGTATGGGGTATCGGCCGTAGACAAGCTGCAAAACTCGAAAAGCAAGGAGTAAAGACCGCTTACGACTTTACGCAATTGCTGGGATCTTGGGTTCGCAAAAACATGACTGTTACTGGTGAGCGTACATGGAAAGAGCTTCGTGGAATATCCTGTATTGATATGGAAAGTGCACCGCCTGCCAAGAAACAAATATGTACCAGCCGCTCCTTTGGTAAAATGGTAGAAGATATAGATACTATGTCTGAGGCAATCGCCACACATGCATCTACATGTGCAAAGAAGCTCAGACAACAAAAGTCATACGCCACGTCTTTAATGGTATTCATCCATACGAATAACTTCCGGGAAGATCTACCCCAATATTGGAAGAATACAATAATCAAACTGCCTGTACCAACGAATGACAGTCTCGAAATAGTACATTATGCCCTTGAAGGACTAAAGAGTATATTTATACCAGGTTATCAGTACAAGAAAGCCGGTATTATCATTACAGAGATAGTAACAAGTGCCCAACTTGGATTATTCGACACAGTAGATCGGGAAAAACGGGAAAAGCTGATGCAAGCCATAGACAAAGTTAATGGTGAACATAGGCATCTTGTGAAATTGGCGGTTCAAGGTAACGGCAGAGACTGGAAGCTAAAACAAGAACAGCTTTCCAAGCGTTATACAACTGATATAAATGAGGTACTAACAATCAAATGTAAGTAAGTATGTGTTTTCATAACTCAATGTCAGCTAAGGCAATCAAACTGGCTGCTCGATATGGCCGGAAGTCGGATATAGTTGAGATATACCAAGACATTCTCAATGAGCAATATCATGTTAATGCATTCAATTTTCCAAAGTATCCTATCATCACAAAGAGTGATGAAGTTCAGGTTTTCAATTGGGGATTAATACCATTCTGGACGAAAGACGAAACTAATGCTGACGAGATCCGGAGAATGACACTTAATGCCCGGGCAGATACTATCTTTGAAAAGCCCTCATTTCGGGAACCGATTATGAAGAAACGTTGTATCGTGCCATCTACCGGTTACTTTGAATGGCGACACGAAGGCAGCAAGAAAATCCCCTACTACATCTACCTAAAAGACGAACCAATATTCTCTATGGCCGGAATATATGATACTTGGCTTGATAAAGAGACTGGAGAGGAACATACAACATTTTCCATCATAACCACTGAAACGAACCCTCTTACAGATTACATCCACAATACCAAGCACCGCATGCCAGCTATCCTGTCTATGGAAGACGAGGTAAAATGGTTGAGCCCCAATTTATCGAAAGCCGAAATAACATCGTTACTGAAACCTTATGATGTAAAGCTGATGGACGCTTATATTATAGAGAATGACTTTATAAAGAAAGCATCAACAGATCCATCAATTTTGCAGAGAGCATAAAAAAGGACGGCTATTCCGCCGCCCCTTCTACAAATTCCTTCAGCCTGTACAGTCGCGTAATGGCCGGATTGTAAAACCCATCCGGGTAATGCTGTTTAATGTCGTTGATATTGGCCCTAACATAAATACTGGTATCAGTAATATGTTCAGCTTCACTTAATACTACTTCTTTAGGAAGTTGAGCAGTCTCAGCCCATTGTATAATAGCCTTTACGCTCTCCTCATCATAATTGTATGCCATAATGTTTTTGTTGCAAAGGTAAATCATAACAGGGAGAAGGCAAAGAAAAAGGCAGCTTATTCGGCTGCCTTGATTTCATTAATACCACAAATTTGGTTTGTACTTCATCAATCTTTCATCATCTTGCACATAACACAAAGAATGCCAAACACAAATACATAGGTAAGAATTGTTGTTTCCATATCTAACTATTTTAAAAGGTTCAACTTTATTTTTTATGGAAGCGAAAGTAGGTATTGTATAGCTCCGACTAAAGGATAAATATACAAGTGTAAAATAGAGGCTATATGCCCTACAGATACGTAGAATGCAGGATAGTATTTTGTAAGAGCTTTTCTTATTTTATAAGCAATTGATATTCAGAATGATACTTAGGCGACATAGCGGTGGACAAAAAGATATCATATTTGTCGTTTTTTTAAGTTTTTTTTAAGCTTATGTGTATGTAAAAGCCCCGACCGTCACCAGCCGAGGCTCAAATTCATCAATGATGAATTACTTCTACTTCTTCTATAACGTACTACCACTGAAAAAGGTTGTAGCTAATGCCTACACCGGCATATATTCCAGATGGATAACCATACCCGGCTTGTAAACCCAATCCCCACCGTTTCTTCTTCGGTGTAATGGTGTGGTATATATCATTCGTCACCGTTCGATACACTGTACGTGGAAATATCTGCAAACTATCTAACCTCGGGCGATACCCGCTTACCCATGCCCGGTAAAGGCTATCTTCGTAATAAGCCTGCTCACGATGAACAACAGTGTCACCGATACGCATAGTATCTGTTAACCGAATGGTCAACAGAGGCGCCATAGGTGGCGATATAAGCAATGTATCAACCTCTACAACAGTCTTTACCTTTGTCTCGGTACGTATTTCTGCCGGCAAAGGCTCATGCGGATGGAACCAGGCAACCACACAAGCCACCGCCAGCAATATAACTAATATCCAAGGCAACTTTTTCATGGCCGTACAACTACATTACGGAGAAAGTTAGAGAACTCACTACGTACATCAAAGCAAGGACACGCCTTGATGTACTCTGCCGGCTCTACTTCGCCGCTACCATCAAGGTCTGGCGAAGTGTCCCGGTGACCAAGAAGCTCAATAATCTGGTACTCCTTACAAAGTTTGGCAACCAAATCTCGAAGTGAAGCTTTCTGTTCAGGCGTCCGGGTATCGGTTGGTTTCCCGTTTGCATCCAGACCACCAATATAACAGATACCAACCGAATGTTTGTTGTATGACACATTCGAGAATCCTTTAGTATTACAATGCGCCCCGTCGACAGAGAGAGGGCGTCCAGTCTCCACAGTCCCATCAAGGTCAATCACAAAGTTATAACCAATCTGATTAAAACCACGCGCCCGGTGCATCTGATCAATGTCTTTGGCCCGTAGGTCCTGCCCGGCACGTGTAGCCGAGCAATGGATGATAATTGCATCAATTGCTCTCATTTCTCTTCCTCCTTATCAATTTCGTTTTCAATTCTTTCAATTACTCCCTGGACGTGAGAGGGCATCGCACGTTTAAACTCAAACCTAATCAAGTGATAGATTATCCGGAATGCTTTGTTTTTGGGATACGCAACAATCAGGTTTTTAAAAGCATTTTGCAGATACACGTATGAGAAGACATACGTAATAGTCTTTATCACAATGAGGGAACTATCTCCATCCCCTATTGAATCCATGAAGACAAACACCACCTCGATAATAACCAGGTATAAGAGCAGCTCTGCCAATGCATTTTTAAACTTGCTCCATTTAAAGTTCTGGCACCGAACTATACTCACTCCATCAGCCCGCATGCCACACCAGATATTGAAGGCAAACATCACTGCCAAAGCTATTAAAAAGCCTTTGGTAGGTGTCAAGTACGCCAACAATGAGCTGAACAATGACACACATATCACTCTAATTTGATCTAACGTAAATAATCTCTCCATTTTGCATATATCTATTTTAATACTAATTTTGTAGGATCACAGTAGTTTTTAAACTACAAAATCCCGATCCAGCTTGTGAAAGTAGGACGGGATTTCTTAAAACAAAAAGCCCATCAACAACACCTAATACGGGCTGTCAATGGGCATAATCACATGCACAAAGGTACTAATTATCTTCTAATTTACAAGCCTTTTCCTTCATTCTTATAAGATGATCATCAAGCGTTTTGTGATTGCATTTCAGTTTTCGGCAGATGGCCGCTTTGGAATATCCATAATCGAGCATAGTCCGGATAACGCCTTCTTTACCTGTCAGTTTATAGTGAGTATTCTTATCTCCTTTCTTCCGGCCAAGTTGCATGCCATTAGCTCTTCTCCTGGCTAACCCCTCTTTGGTTCTTTGACTAATTAGATCACGCTCGATCTGAGCAGACAAACTAAAGGCAAAAGCAAGCACCTGGCTATTGATATTATTGCCAAGCTCATATTTCTCCTTTACAGTTAAAACGAATGTCTCTTTGCTCATACAAAGATTAAGCATAGACATAATTTGCATTAGGTTTCTGCCTAACCGGCTAATTTCAGACAGTACAAGGGTATCACCTTTCTTCATCTTCTTCAGTAATGGACCTAACTTCCGGTCTTTAGCAGCTTTAGTTCCCGAAACTGTTTCAGAAACCCATTTGTCAATGACTAATTGTCTTTCTTTTGCAAAATTCTGCACTTCAAATCTCTGATTTTCGACAGTCTGTTTGTCGGTAGAAACTCTGATATACGCGTAAATCATTTTTGCCGGTGAAGTTAACAAACTAATCTTGCCTGAACAAATCGTACAAAGAACGCCCCTAAAATGTATAGCATGGATAAGAAAGAGAGTGAATTGCAAGAAATTGATCCAAAGTGGTTACTTAGGTGCGCATAAGGATTCCGGAGTATGTTCTGTTGAAGGTATACTTGACAGTTTGTATCTAAGAGAAATCGTAGTCATTAAACCTGGTTTCGAATTTAAAACGGGAATAACTCATTCGTGCTTATTTTTTATCCAATCGGCAAGTCAGGTATGGGAAGTATCATGTGCAATAATGTATGGGAATACTGAAGGAACGGAATTGAATAAATCTTTTTATTCTGGTTTCTTCAATAGCGGCAAAGAGGTAGATGCCTATAGAGTATCGAATGGAGGAGAAATAATTATCAAGAACAATGGCAGTGATAACAGAACTGTCTATTATTATGCTTTGAAACTATTTGTTTAAATCATAGGCCAACTTCATCATATCTTGAAGATATTTATAGCTGGGAAATTCCCTGCTATAAATATAGTGAGGTGTGAACAAATTTTATATTTACTACCGAACCGATATTGAAAGATAATTCCATAAAGGGTCGTGTATCTTCATTTTATTTTCTATGACTAGCTCATCATCTCCCCGAAATGAATAACGTATATTTTCTCCTGTATTTCCAATTATACCAATATTATATAAATGACTAAGTAAATCACCTAATTTATGTTTGGTCAACAATTTATCTAAACTAGAATACATTGATCTACTTTCATTACATTTATCTAAAATTTGAGTATATGTAAATGGACATTTTAACGCAGTTAAAATTTTCTTTATACCATCTATTTCGTCTGACGAATAGAATGCACTAAGTTCCTCTGCATGTTCAACCCAACTTTGAGTAGAATATTCTTTGTTTATAGCATCAAATACTCGATGAGAAAATTTTGGCTCATTAGGAAATTGCTGTTGTGCAATATTTAATAACCGAACAATGTCGCGGGGTCTATACCATGTTCTATGCAGAATGTATTCTTTTGCCGATTTTTGATTAATTTGTTCTGGAAAATACTTCTGCCAAACCCCGTCATCTGAAGAAACTGTCATTCCTAGGGACCTTTCACTTGACTGTATCTTTTTATTAACTATTTTGATAAGTGGATGGTCGCTGATATTTCCTCCTGATTGTTGCCATTTCAAATTTACACCAAAATCTAATATGGGTTTGTTTATCTCCTTGCCAGTGGCATGCATTGCTGAAATAACTTCACTCCTTATTGCAGATATAATATAAATATTGTATCCTAATTGTTTTGAAGTTCTGTTTAAATAGTATATGGCAATAATGAGATCCCTTATTAATCTGATGTCTTTTTGATACTGTTTTTGCTTAGAGAGAGTTAATTCTAACTCATCTATAAAAAGATATAATTTATTACTATTAGGCGTTAGCTTTTTATATAGTTCATTGGCCTGTCTTACTATTTGTGAGAATTTGACCTCATTTGCACCTTTATTATCCCACTCAAACTCTAACCCTAGCTTTCCCTTCAAATAATCAAAGTCCCCTTCTATTTCAACATTTCCTCTTTTCATTTTTGGAAAAAGATTTCTAATGCCAGCATCTTCATTACCTAATTTAGGAGCTAAAACACAGCTACAGTACTTTTTCCAATTGTCATCATCGAAAAAAAATAAATTAGTAGATTTCTTTGAAATTCTAACAATCTGCCTATGAAGGAACCATTGCCATACATTTGAAAAATCCTCTTCTGCATTCGCATCAGTGTTTTTTATGGCTACATAAGTGTTTGCAGCTTGTGAAAAAGCGGCTTTATCTTCATCTGAAAATTCAGATTTAAATAAAATAAATGATGAATGGCAACTAGAAATTGTTTCTAAATGAAGATCAATATAACGTAAGAGTGCCGTTTTCCCAGTCCCTTTAAGCCCAGATATATAAAAACGTTTGCCATCAATAAAATCTTGTATATTGATATTTTCAGGAATAAGAAAGCTGTTACGGAATAACTCTTTCTCTTGAAGACTGTTCTCTGAAAGCTCGTTTTTTGCATCTGTTTTCCCAACAAATAAATCTTTAAGTTGCAATGTTTGTATCATGGTAGTTATGCTATTTATATTATTAGTGGCAAAAATATATATAATAATTTACTTATCAAAACAGAAATTGAATATTTATGTATAAATGCTTTTTGTATCACAAATTGTATCCACATTTTACTTCAATTTTGAAGCCTAATAAGCGGAGTAAAAACGGCTGATAAATCATGCCCGTTAAAAGTGTAAGATATGGAAAAGATTAAGTTATTAGACGTAAACGTGATAGAGGTGATTAGAAATGCTATGTTAAATTGGGCTGATTTTCTTGATAGAAAAAACGCCCGTTAAAAATACCATATATGGAAAAAGTTTATTTGAAGGACTCAGATGTAGTGAACGAATTAACAGATGTGATTCCCGTGGCTACGACTGAGAAAAACGGGCTTAACCCTGCCAGTGATGTAAGGAAGGAAAAAATGATTGCAACCGTAACTTCGAGAATTATATATGAAGGAGTGTCTTCAACAGCAATATCTACCTCCTTACTTATTAGTCTTGCCGCTTACGGTGGCGGACCGATGACCTTATTTTATATGACCATTAATAGATCAGTTGATGTTTTGAAGGCGCCTACGATAATTTTGAATCGGATAGGTGGGGCAAATGCTCCGGCAACTCCACGATTTAAGATCTGGAGTAACGAAAACACCGGTTCTTTCAAAATTATATTGGAACACACACAATATACGCCATCCGTGTATGTAAAGATTCTGAATACTACTACACCCGGTTATGACGTTGTACCTTTATCAGTTGCCAATCAGGAGGAAGTTGATGCAGCAACGTATATTGATGTTTCATAAATTATAGGGGCATAATGCCCCTATAATCTGATTCACGAGAATAACTCCGTTTCTATATCTGCAATTTATAAAGAAAGCGTAGACGCTAATCTCATTACAAGTCCGTCCAGTCAGTTACATCCTCTTCAATAACGTTACGAAATACACAATCTGAGGTATAAAATCCTTGAAAACAGGTAGTGATAGAAAATTCAGTATTGAGTTTTATTGCAAGATATAATTGTCCATTATAATTGCAATGTCCCATTTTAAAGTTTACAGAGCCATCTCCTCCTCCCCATGCGCCTGTTACATTCATATCCTTTATAAGACGTGAAGCAGAACGAAACAACACGATATCGGCCTTGACCATCATCGGACTGTATTCTATACCTGCTCTTAACACAAACAAACTACCTAAGACTCCAGTAGCATCCACTTTATTTGTTAAACCGGAAATAGGAACAAATAGCAATATTCTACTTCCCGCCCCAGAACTGGAACTGTATCTTAATTGTGTATATCTCATTTTGTCTGTTCCTGTGGTCGGAGAAACATATTCAACCTTAGACAGGCTATCTACAGTCACCTGTGCCACGTTATGATCAGCTGTCAACCCTATAATCGATGAGGGGGCATTGGTTAATCCAACTTCTGACAATTTTATTTTTTCCATATATGGTATTTTTAACGGGCGTTTTTTCTATCAAGAAAATCAGCCCAATTTAACATTTAATTTTTAATCTCGTTTTGTAATTATAAATTTTCATACAGCAATTAACTATTGCCATATTCTTTAGTTGTAACATGATTTTTTCTAAATAGAATACGTTGTGGAGATATATTAACAGTATAATTATCGCCTAAATATAAAGAACTAAACGTAATACTACCAGGCAGAATTGTCGTCTTGCCACCCAAAGAACCTGTTGGAGTCATATCATATAGTTCGATTACAGGAGTAGTATAATCTTCTATCGTAGAAAAACTAATCTTTCCAACAAGATTTCCAAGGAAATCATACATCGAAATACTATTAGTGACCGGATCAATAACGATTCGTTTACCTTCAGAAGCGGTAGAAATCTGCCCTGTCAGTTCTACTTTGTTCCCTTTAAATAACCCTGTGAGAAAATTCAAAAGCAGATTAGGAGTAAACTCCTCCGTACCAAACTTTCGGAAATCATTGGTAGGATTGCCCGATGCATCAACACCCTGCTGCGATATCATATATTCATCCTGGAATACAGCCGAGCCTATCAAAGCGAAATTAAGGAGAGCAATCTCGGCCGCAATTAACTTGTCGTAAGGATAAGGCGTCCACAGTCCACTCTCTTGATGAGCTTCAATCCATTCCTTCGGGCTAATCTCCGTATTTCCAGGAACGCGGCTGGTCCACATGTACAACACATTGTCTTCCTTCAGATACTCTCCGTTCTTATACACATTGTCCACATTCCAACCTTCCGAACGCGGAAAAGGCGTAGGATTGGCGGCAATAATGTTCACTTGCTTGCTATCAATCTCTTTCGTCCGTGCAACATCCTCATAAGCATAGACACTGATACGGTTAGCGGTAGCATACTGATCTGAAGGAATAGTGTAGTCATAAGAACTGACCTTTGAAACAGGTTTGTCCTCAAACAATTTCGTGACACTACTCCCTACAACACTTTCAACCCTAAACGTGAGATAGGCAGACATGGCCACCTTATTACTCCCTTCACCAGCCCAAAACCGGACCTGTAACGGTGCAGCCTGTACGTTATTAGCATCCAAAGATACCGTCTCTGGATTGACACCAATCCAAAGACGTTCTGTTTCAGCAACCAAATAGAATGTTCCTGTCAGTATCATATCATACAATTTATGCAACCCCGCTAATAGAGCCTGATAAACCCATCTTAGCACGAACCATATCTTCATAAGTCACTGTTGCGTTAGCACCTGCAAACGTCGCGGCACTCTTACCAGTAAGGATGAATGCGGCACCGGCATTATCTTTCAGAGAGAATGTCCAACTCTTAATCAGGGATGGAACTTCCTCTCCCGTGCTACGTTTCGCGGCAACAGGAGTGACCGTTGCCGTTTCACCCTTCTTTACTGTATTACCGCTAATACCAGTAATCTTGATGACTGTATAGTATGGGTCGGAAAAGTCAGTCACTTCATCATACCCAGAGGCGACTAGTGAGCCGTCTTTCTTCACATCACAACGTAGTTTCAACACGTTGTCTACATCACTGGTAGAGACTGCCTGTGTGCGAGATGTGCCCCAATTGGTATCACCGGCTCCAAGCATCTTAACCCACTGAAATGTAAACCCTGTATAATCGGTTATTTCCACGCCATCTTTGAAAATACGTGCTGTTTCAGTAAGGGATTCGCCGTCCAAAAGAAGTTGAGAACCTTTATTGTTAGATATCAGCACATCATACTGATTACCGGTAGATTCTTGAATAACAACTTCCTTCGACAGCGCATTGAAGGCAATCGAAGAGCCGCCAATCTCAACGGTACCTGAGACAGTGATCCGGTCATTATCATACCCGGATATTGGCACAAGATTCTTCATAACGCGCAGAGCAGGCACTTTATAAGTGTCACCACCTATTGTTGTGCTGTAAGCATCCACCTTTTTGAAATACCCCACCATACCGGCATTCGTGGACAAACCGTTACTGCCGAAGGTCAGAAGCAAGTCATTGTAGCGGAATTCAATCGTATTGGGAATCAAGACACTGCCATCAGAGATATCACGCAGGATCACAACGACAGTCGGACGGTTATTCTCGGCCAACGTCTCAAAATCGGGAATGAAAACAGCCGTGCCTTTATTATACCTTTGTACAAGCGGAGTGCCTTCTACACGAAGTGTTCCGTTGATGGTAGTACCATCCATTAAAGCAATAAGTGTAAAACTTCCTTCAAGATTCATACCTTACCCCCTTCCTGTTCAACTGGGTTTTCGGGCGATTCTTCCGGAGATTCACTATCACTACTGCTTTCACCAGTTACCGGTTCTTCATTATTGTTGCCCTCATCTTCTTGGGGAGGATCATAAAGGCCGCTCTCCTTTTGCTCTTTAATCAGCGCTTTCAACTTGTCATCCGAAAGGATTTCAGGGCTAAAATTGGAAAGCACCTTCAAAGCACTGAGCGGCAAGATTACACGGCCGTCCGGAATACGTTCCGCATACTTGTAATCGTAACCCTGTACGTCCAGTTCTTCAGGTTTCACTAACAGATAATTCATAAGCTATTCATATTTAGATGTTATAATCAATTTGCCGTCACTCGTAGTTAAGACTTTTTCATCACTTGTAGTCACTAATGCCGTTACCGCGTACATCCTCACTGAAGCATATACCGATATGGGGTATAAGGGATCGAACGAATAAGCGGAAGGCACGAACTCCACCGTCCTGCCGCGACCGACATTTTTTGCCGTACTGCCGGCCTTGGCGGATTTCGCGTACCAGTCAATCACGAACAGGCTGTCCTTGCTGCTGTCAATCAGTTGCTTGTTATACGACAATATACACTCGTAACCTACAGTGGTATTCATGCGAGAGTTGATCTTGATACCTTTCGTCTGCCGAATGTCGGCACGCAATGTCCCCGGCATCTCCACTTTGATGGAAGTCGTCGCCTGCATTTCGTCCGAAGTCGGAGAAGATGGGCGCGTACCAGTATAATACGCTCCACGAACACGGACAGAAATATTCCTGAAGAATCGGGCATCGAGCGTCAGTGTTTTACTCCAGGTACCATCTGCATTCTTACCGGAGACAAAGACCTCTAATTCATCATCGGTAAAGTCACGCCATGTTGTGCCGTCAAGTATCTGCCACCAGAAAGCAGCATTGGCATCAGCCACGATATCCTCACCGGAGTATATTTGTGCAGTTATATCATACAGCCATTCTCCTTTGCTGTTTGGTACCACCTCAAGAGGATTAATAGTCCATCCTTTGGGACGGTTGATCTTCAAAGAGTAATTGTTTGAATCAAAGATACTGGTACGAAGCACAATGCTACGCTCAAACTTCTCCTGGGTATTCTTTCGCTTGTCCGTGATAGAAAAGATACAATGCAGCTCTATAGGATTGTTATAATCCACATTCTTCTTTACCGTCAAAGAATAAGTAGGTTTACCTGTGGCAGATATGACATAATCATCATTGTTAACAATACGATTACTGCCATCTGCCTTTGGAGCACCTTCATACCATTCAGCACCGGTAATTGCCTGACTGCCGTTCATCAAACTTTCCGGGTCCTGAACAGATATGTAAGGCATCAACACACAAGGAATAAGCGAGCGATCCGGCTCATAGTCGTTCGTATCCTTGTTATAGTTCTGTACAGGATTACCGGATAGAACCTGTATCTCCGCAAGGAAGGAGTACGGGTCGATGTGGACGGAGACATCCTTGGGTTGGGTTTGTATAGCCATTCTATGTATGTTCTATAACTGTTAATTTCTTAATCCCCGTCTTCTCTTTGACAGCCTTCTCCCAATCTTCTACACCTCCGTGGGGAGTATGTAGAATTGTGACTCCGATACGATTAATTATTCCCAGCCACTTGTATCGGTATATTACAACCGTAGGAAATACTATAAAACCACGCGTACTAAAACGATCTGTTTTAATTTCATCCATAACTTTCAAATTCTAAATCCAACATAATTTTCTACTGTCTCCATATCTTCGCCCACCGGGATGAACACCCGGCAGATGAACTTCACCGTTCTAACTGAAAGTCCCCATTCGCTCCCCATGTCAACGGAAGTCAGTCGGATAACATGCTTCTGTCCGTCCACATAGACAGGCTTCCAGCTGTTATCGGCAGGGATATTCCCGGTATCCCGTAACCACTCCACTTCGACACCGGTAGTAGCCATAAGGACATTGGTGATATCACGGTTACCATAACTCACAACGGCAGCAATATCGGTATTCACACCGTTTTTGAAGAACTGCCAACCGGCAGTAGAAGTAAACTCCAGGTGATAGTTCTTGTCACCTTCGAGCAATACCCATCCGGCGGAGTTCCACTGAGGTTCTTCAGTCGTTTTATCAATCAGGCATCCCCATTTGCAGCCATAATGATAGACGGTATGCTGTTCCAGTGTAGTTATTACCTTCTGATTCTCTAAAAGAGTTTCATAGTCTACAAATCGGTAAGGTTCATCTCCCTGGGCGGTTTCCAAAGACCATTCACCACGATCCACTTTTTTAGGTATAATCGTTCCGTTCCAGTCGGCTTCGTATATCTTCTCGAACACGCCTATCTTCGACATGACACCCACATCGGTAGGGCCGATGGGCAGCTTGTCGATCATCTTTACATTGGGGAAACGCCCAAGGGTAAGTGCATAGTTGTAGTCTTCGAGTATCGGCTTAAACACATTCTGCAAAAACATGATCCTGCCTTCACGGGATGAAAGCAGCCAGCTTTGAGCACGCTCGTTCGGAACTTCACCAGCATCCGGTACTTTCGCATTACCTTTGCGAGTCACATTATAGCCTTCAACCGGTGGATAGTTCTTGCCGCCCGGCACTTCGCTGTCGGGATAAAGAACTACAGTGATGGTATTATCATTGCGGTTTTTCGATACTGGTCTGAACCAAGAAGTATAATAGTCAGTACCTCCGATTAACAGCGAGTTCACGATGGAACATAATACGTCGTTTTCCTCTAATGTGGTCCAATCCGTATCTGTGCGCTTCTCCATAGTAAGCCGGTAAGTGCCATCATCCAACAACTCTACTTTTTCAATGGCGCCACAATCAGAGAAAGAGAAATCCCCAGCCATTGCCTGAATTTCGTTGATGATAAGACGCAAAACGGTCAGCGATGACCGCAACTCCATGCGGTCAGCCTGTATTCGTCCATCTTCTGCGATTATGCCCTTGCCCGCTATCAATGAATCAATGATGCTTTCGCCTACCGTTAATTTGCTCAAAGCCTTAATAGGCCCTTTTACTATGATGTCTTTCAAGAAAGTGATTATACCTTCTGCATAATCATCATTCTTTTTGCTGATAAACTTGTCTCCTAACCCTTCATTGTTTGCCTTAATCGCCTTATCAATCTCGGCAAGTATTCTCAACGCAGAAAAGGTGTTCCTATCGGTAGGAACAACAGTATCATTGAGCTTTATCAAATAAACATACCCCTCCCCGCCTCCCCCTGTTTCACCACCTTCTTCTTCACCACCTTCAGGGAAATCAACATCTATATTGTCAACCATACCCTGTAAAGACACTTTAAAAATATAGCTCTTCAATGACACAATTTCCTGAGTCATTTCCGGTACGCTATTCCCCTTACGGACAAATCGCACGCCATTGAAATACACGTTCGAGCAACACAGTATCCGATTCAGATGCTCTGCAAACCAGACAGGACACCCCTCAGCATTACCAAGGGTAAACTTCTTCTGCGTACTCTCTACTGCAAAAAGTTCAACGATATTTCCATTAGAAATTTCAAACTGCTCATTGTTGACGGCGAATGTCCAATCATCATCTTTAAAGCCGCCAGGTGCACGGAATTCAAAATAGAACTGCTCTTCACCATTCCAGAATATGCAATCATTCCTCTGTTTATTACTACGCATAGAGTAGCGAATGAGAGTAGTCTTGTCCAACTCGTGCTCATCATCCGTCACTTTGAAAGTATTGCATTCTTGATCGCCTACAGAAATGGAGTAATAACCAGGCGTTAGACCGGTGATTGTTGAATGGAGGATCGTAGAACCATCTTTCAAAGAAAAGGATTGAAACTCGATTTCCCTGCTGGTACCATCAACATGATTCTTCAGTAAACCATTCATATTATACTCAGTAGTGGAAATAACCTCTATGAATATGTTATCGGTAGGTGCGAACAACTGTATGTACCTACTCTCAGCCCCGAATTTATCAGAGGATGGACTAAAGAAAAGTGGAGTAAATGGTGATATCTTTATCATAACTGACTAATATTTTTAATTTGCAAACTGTATTCGACTCCATCATAGCGCTCTATTTTATACTTCAATTCATTTATGAAGCAAGTATATAAGAGGTTATTTCTCTCAATCTCAACCAACGCATTGACATCTGAGGGTATTCCCCCATCGGCAGCAGTTATACTTAAAGTGTTTACAGAAAATAAAGGATCAGTTAGCTCAATATCAGCGTTTTCAGCAATATCATTTATCACAACATCACTATTTCCCGATGAAGAAGCAAATCGCAATAATTTGAAAAATGAAGCAACGTATCCTTTATTTGCTTCGATAAATGAACGTGGTGAGAACATGACATTAAACATTGTTGAAGGTGATATTATGCCGGATACATTATAACCATCTCTCAGAAGCTCATAATATTTATCATCTTCTTTAAGACTGGCACCAACAAAGAAAGTATCATTATCACTCTTGCTATCCGTAGTATCCTCACCACGTTTACTTACTAAAAATTCAATTCCATATGGATCTGCGCGAAAAGGGCTTATGAGTTCAAGGGCCTTATCAGTAATTGTTATTCCTGTATCATACTCGTTTGTAAAATGGAATTCATCACGGCCATTAATACTATCATAATCCTGTTTATCGTAACCAACTTTCAAAAGTGAATAGATCAGTGAAGAATCTACTTTAACCATAAAGTCCATTCCTGTATAGCTTATTCGCTTTTGCACAACTGAATGAAACAGGGAAGTGCGTTTCTTGAAAATCACTTTATTATTTGTGATCTCAGGAATATAACCGTAAACAGCCTCCATCCAATCAGAATATTTTTTGAATGAGGTATATATCTTAGCATCTTCCAACCCTCTGGCACTCTCTGCTGCCATAATCGTAGTAGATGACAGGCGAATGTCATCAGCATACTCGATTTCTCCAACATAGCCTTCCTTATCATCATTTATACTTTTCAATAAGCGGTTAAGTAATACAATTGGTCTAATAATGTCAATAAGTACAGATTTGTCCTTCGCTATGAAACTAATAGTTAAGTTTTCGTCAGATGCAACAGGAAATAATTGAGATATAGTACATGTACACCTGCTAACATAAACATAACACCATATCCGACCATTAAGGCTTTTACCATAAACCAGAACTTTGGGCAAGCTTATATTTATATCATTTTCACCTTCAACTAATGTAATCTCCTTTAATATACCACTACTACTACCGAAAGGAGCATTCAGATGAAATGATGCGCCATGTACCGCATTTTTAATATCAGAGAATGAAACATATAACTTAAAATGGATATTTACCTCCACATATATACCTTCATCAGCTATATTTGTGAAAAGAGGCTGCATACTACTTGATGAAGGTGCATGATATATTTTCTCTACATCGGCAACCTCTACTATATTCTTAGTAGCTATTTCAGGGCTTCCGTTTAAATACAGAGGGTATGTATATTTTGAGCCATAAGCAGCACTACTACCATTAACATCTTCAAAAGTATTCCGAATATAAGATACCTCTTTATCTTCTACTGTGTCTCCTGTAATAATCCATTTTGCAGTACTTTTCATTGGTAATCTGTCATAGAACAAAGGTTCATTCTCACTAAGTTCAGATACAGGATATTCAAATTGTGTACTTTTCTTGGCTTTTATTTTGGTTGCGAGGGAATTATCTATAGTATTAATGTATACGGTAGTATCATCATACTCTAATGAACCGAAATCCAAATAATTACCATAGAGATATTTTTTACTCTTATTATTATCAAAAGTATATACTTCTATTTGAGCGTTAGCATTCAAATAGTTGATTCGGTATTCATTTAATAAAAGGCTATATGCATATTCCGTAAATTCAAACTTAGAGCTAAAAGAACGGATTATTCCACTGAAATCATTACGTTTCAATGAAATATTAATTTCATCCCAATTCTTAATACATTCTCTGCCAAGAACGTGGGGTGTACCATTTATAATAAGAATATATTGGTTCATACATTTTCCTTTGCAGCGAATATAAAGAAAATGCTAACCGGCAAACAGGTTAGCATTTATCTTGACATTATATAATTGTGGCAAAAACAGTACAATCAGTTCATATTCAATATATTACAACAGGCACAAATTAAAGGGGGAATTTACTTACCGCCTCTCTCTAAAGATAAAGAGAGGCAAACTTCTTTTAATGTTTCGAGCTTGGCAGATTCCGAATCTATCTTAGATAGACAGCTATTCAACCGATTAGCAAGCAGCTTTATCTCGGTGATTTTATTAATCTCGTCAGAATGATTATCAAGATATGCTTGAGCATCAGTAAGCGCTGTTTTGACTTCTGTAATAAGAGTTGAAATATCTTGTGTACTCTTTTCTTTTCTCATTGTATAGTATTCTAATACATCCATAATTATAAATTCTTTGATTATTATTTACTATAAAGATAACGTTTTTAAGCGTAATTAGCAATCTGATTAACAGCTATTTGCACCACATAAACGGTATTTAACTCAACCCAACTCACGCCTCAATATTTCTCTGCCAAAAGAGATACGGCTACGTACTGTAGTAGCAGGAATATTAAGTAACCGACTTATCTCTTCATAAGAGTAGCCCTTAGCATACAATAAGACACACTCTATACAGCATGATTTAAACGCACATTGCCGGATTACCGATAAGATTTCGTGGAATAAAGTCCTTTCTGATGCTAAACGTAGGGACACAACTTGACAGACATCATCATAGTCAACAAAGCGAATGATGGACTTGCGGTTATAGCTGGTTATATAAGTATTTTGCATAATCACTTCGCACCAGGGTTTCAATGGTCTGCCACTCTCGAACTTGTCTTTGTTCAGCAAGGCTTTATAAACTGTATCATTCGCAAGATCCTCTGCATCTTGTGTAGACCAACAATACTTTCTTGCAACCTTTACGATCCAGGGATAGATCAAAGCAATTTCCTTCTCAAAGTCCATATTCATTCCTCCTCACAATGCGCATGGTAACTTCACCGGCCATGCTTTGTTCAACAAATTCTCGCTGTCTGACACTCTGCTCGTATAAATCATTGGCAGACTGTTCCAAAGACTCTATGAGTCTATCAACAGAAGGTTTGGAGGAAACAAGGTTCTTTACTTCAGACAATTCAAAAATTATCCGATTACATTTACTCTCAATGGAGTTTAGTTTTTGTAACAGCTTGCAATAACCTAAATGGTCAATGCTGCATTTAATGCTTGTTTTTTGCATAAGAAAACTCATTAGTAGTTCGTAAAAAGAATTACTAATGAGTTCATCAAAAGTCCGATAGCATTAAAAAAAATATTTATGCTATCTAAATGTTCCCCTCTTATTCATTATGTCAACATTCACCTGGTTTACAATATTGGCATATACAGCCGCATTAATCTGATGCATATCAATGTGCATTTTGATGTATGTCATAATAAATGCAATTTCTGTGTCATAATAAGAACGTATATCATCTGGCGAAGACTTCTCTTTAGTTTTCTTCGGATCTGCATTTACTTCCTCATTACGATGCTGTTCAAAGGTAGCATATCTCAGCAAATCAGCAACTCTATCTCTTAGGTTGTCATCGCTCACACCGGAAACATCCTCGTCAATCATGGCAAGTAAGGAACGTATATCCTCATACGCCTGCTGGAAAACAAGAGTAGTACATATCCGGAGAAAGAAGACTTTCATTTTACATTTGACTGCTTCTTCTTTTTCTGCAAGAAAAGCTCTCATGCCTGATTTATCGGCAATAAAGCGATATGATGCGATAAGAGTTTGAGCACATCTTCTAAGCCCTTCTTTGTTAACTTGTTCACCGTCATCTAATAGCACATCATAATTGCCACACAGCAGTTCTATAAACTGCGCTAATGATATCTCATTCAATCTTGTTTTCATGAATTTCTCAATATGTATAAGTCAAAATCTCTTTTATAAGCCTCTCTCCTGCGTTGTTTGATTGACTGTACCAACAGGTTGTTCGTCATATCCATCCGGCGTTCAAGACCGGAATAGTCGTTATAAACAGTAGTGCCAGCCCCACCCTTTTCACTGTTACGAAGGAAAGAGAACATCGGAGCAAAACTATTATTCTGCCAGTCAAGGGAACCGAAATCATCGACATCAGGAAAGACCTGAGCACCTTTCGGAAGATCTACAAGCATAGGGGTATCAGGAGTAATCCATGCCATCCCCTTATACATTACAACTTCACGTTTGCCGGCATCACCTACGAGAGCTTTTCCCCCAGGATGAGTACCGTCTTTCGTACCCTCTGCGTATGATGGTATAGGGGTAGCGGCAATAGTGGCAACTTGAATAGCTCCCATTGCTCCGACAATGGCCGCCAACACAAAATTAGGCAGTGATTTAGTAATTGCTAACGCTGTGGCGATACCGGCTTGTGCGATGCTGGTAGCTTTATCCCAGATAGCTTGTTTCCGGGCAAGCTCCTGTTTTTTCTTCTCCAAATCCTGATTTTTTTTATCAGTTCGGTCTTTGGCAGCACGCTTTCGAGTTTCTGCTTCTTCCTCAGAAATAGCTCCACGTTCTGCAAGATTTTCAATACGCTCAATATCTCGATCATAAGCCTCATCATTGGCATTTTGTTCTTCTTCAACCTTCTCTATCTTCCCATCATAGAGGGTTACGGCTAAATCACCGATTGCACCAATCGCTTCAGATGCAACCTGTAACCAATCATGCAAGTTTTTTAGACGTTTCTTTTTAGCTTCTGCATCAGCTTTGGTTACATCATCAATCGATTTAATCTCAGCCTCAGCCTCTTTCTGAGCAAGCTCAGCCTTTAGTTTTTGAAGTTCCTCAGTAATTTTGGCTTCATCTTCAGCATTTAGTTTACCTGTTTTGAGTTCTAATTCCAGAGCATCAATAGCAGCTTGAGTTGTCTTCCGGACGTAATCTAATGTAAGCCGGTATTCCTGTTCAGCATATTCCTTCTTAGTAATCTTCTTTTCTGCAAGCTGCTTTTTTAGTGAGAGCATTTCAGTCTGAAATGCTTGGTCACGAATGATTTGTTCGGCTGCCGCATTTTCAGCGATGAGTTGTATTTGATATGCGGCATTTTCCTCAAATATCTGTTGTTTCTTAATGGCATATTTTTGATCGATGGCAAACACATCCTCACCTGTCTTTTCTGCTGCATCAATCTCAGCTTCACGCTGTAAATCCAGTTGTCGGAGCTTCAATGCAAGTTCTTCCTTTGATCCTTTCTGAACTACTTCAAGAGAATTGGCGATGTCTTGTTTTTCACGGTTGGCATTATACTGGATAGAGAAACGCTGAATAGCATTTTGCATCTCTTTAGCCAGGTTCTCCCGGGTAGCAATTTCTTCTTTACTATATCCTTTGACTGCGGCTATCTTCTTTGAATAATCAAGGCCTATTTTTTTCAATTCTTTATCTAAACCCTCATTCATCAGAGCAAGTACAGAGGCTTGATAGGTTTCTTGAATCTTCAATTTCTCTGCAGCAGCTTTCTCTAATTCACGTTTTTCCTTATCAGTAAGTGTTTTAGTATTATTTGCATCATCATCTACAGTAACTTTGCTATACTTATCAATGATTTTATCAATTCCTGCATTATACTCTTCACTTTCAACCAATGAGAAGAACGACTTTGAAAAATTCAATTGGGCTTTATCTGCTTTTTCGGCCTCTTTCGTATAAACACCAAACATTAGGGCAGCCGCATTTTTGAATTTAGACATATTTTCAAATTCAAAGGTAGAGTATTGTGCTCCCTTTTTAAGTTTCTCAACTTCAGCACGCTCAGAAGCGGTAATTTCAATTCTCTTATTACTTAATTGTATAAGAGCCTTGGTGCGGGCCTCTTCATCTGTATCACCAGCATCACGTAGCCTTTTATATTCAGCATTAAACTCTTTTTCTTCATCCAGGATCTTAGCATTAGCTCTTTTCTTTGCCATTTCCCTAAAATCAGTTTCGATCTGCCCAATCTTTTCCTCCGGTGTTTTTAAATCATTGGCTATACTTCTAATTTTATCAGCCATCCAATTTAAAAATTCTTTTGCCGGTCCAGTTGTATTAGAGAATGATAGCATAAACGCCTCCCAAGCAGATGATAAATTAGCAATGGCTCCTTGCACATTATCCCCCATAGTGTTGGCCATGTCAGCCAGCTCACTTTCAACACCGGTAATTTGATTCCGTAAAGGAACAATCTTATCAGCAGCCGTAAGAAAAGCGTTGAAAGCAGCAACACTACGTTTATCTGTAAGTTCAAGAGTAGTATTCAGATCGACGCCTTTATCTTTTAATGACTGAAGACCATTAACGAGCTCAGGTAATGTTTTAACAGGCTTTCCAAGAGCTTTTGCAAGCTTTCCTGAACCATCAGCAAGGTTGAGAAGGATATTCCTTGTTGCAGTAGCAGAACTTGAAGCATCGAACCCAGCATCAGCCAATTTACCAAGCAATGCTAAAGTATCCTCTATTGTGAAGTTGAAAGCCTTTGCAACCGGCCCTACTATCGGTAATGCAGTAGCCAGATAAGAGAACGATAATGCACTTTTGGAAGTAGCAATAGCCATTGCCGAAACATATTGTTCTGTATCTTTTGTATCGGCATTGAACATTCTCAATGCTGCGCCTGATAAAGCGGCGGCTTCGGACAATTCGGCACCGGTAGCTTGTGCAAATCTCAATATAGCACTTGTCGAATCAAGAATTTCTTTTTTTGTAAATCCCAATTTGGCAAGTTCTATCTGTAGTTCTGTTGCCTGAGATGCTGTATATTTAGTTGTTGCACCCAATCGTTGCGCATCCGCAGTTAAATCTTTTATTTTATCAGAAGTCGTACCTAAAATAGCAGCAAGATTACTGTTGGCAAACTCAAATTTAACGATATCACCTGCACCTTCTCTAAGCAGTGTAAACAGCTTGACAATCCCACTAATTACGGCTTGAGCACCAACATAGCCAGAAATAAGAGTTTTCATACCAACTCCTATTTGGGCAAATCCAGGAGCAAGCTGAGTATTTAGTATTTTGCCAGTATTACCTGCAATGGTTCCAAAATTTCGCAAGGTATTATTGCCTTTATTAATTTCAAGAATTGCAAGTTTCACCTCTTCACGATATGCACCAACAGTTAATTTCTGCCGTGTTTGTGCATCAGAGTTCTTCTTGGAATAATTGGAATTGGTATCGATCGTAGAATTAAGCCGTGCCAATATGGTGATGTAGTCTGCATCTGTATCTCGTAGAAGTTTAACAGCCTGCCTTAATTGTTTATTGGCTGTCTCAGCCTCTATAATACTGTGCACCTCCCGATTAGTAAGAGTAATGGCATCCTTAATTATACGAAGCCTTTCCTCCTCGCTTATATTGGCATTTCTTCTTGTGCTATTACCAGAGTTCTGCGCCTTTGTAGCGGCCAACTCCGCTTTTGCTACCTTTTCCAGTGCAGCGGCATTCTTTGCATTGGCATCAGCAAGTTGCTTCATATCTTTGGCTGATAAATCACTTGCTGATGCTTGCTTTTGCAAATTATCTGCGACCTCCTGAAGCACTTTCTTTTGTTTATCAAGAGTCACATTAAATTCAGTGTTCGTTTTCTCTGCAGTCGCTACCTGAGCAGAATACAATGCAAATAACTTGTCAAGCTCTTTAGGAGTCTCTATCTCCATTTTAATGCCTTTGGCAAGCTCTTTTGCCACATCGACATAGGTATTCTTTATCTTGATCAACTTTACATCGCACTGATCAAGTGCTTCAAGTTCACCAGCCTTTATTAAACCACTTATTCCAAATTCTCCCATCACAAATAATGTCTAAATTCAACAATTTCACCATCTATCTCACTATCTGCCTTATCGAAGCCATACGTACCATCCCGTCTTTTATACACTGCATAGATGCACTGTTCCAATATGGCAGCCTTTCGTGCAAGCTCACTTACATGGGCATACTCGCACATAATTTTTTTGTTATCACAACCGCAACTCATCTGTAACCGCTATTAGCTATGAATTTTTCCAGCCAGGGACGAAGAATACGCTCAGAGAAGTATTTCTTTGCGGTATCACCAAGCTCTAAGATTTCACTACCGTACTTCTTCTCAATGTCCGGGCCCTCATTGAAACCAATAGTCTTTATCTCCATGACTTCACCGGATAACCGCGCTTGTATGCTATCATGAAACTTACCAGTTATGTACAAGTTGGGAACTTCCACCGGACGCGGTGGCAGGAATAGAACTTCTGACTCAATCGGTGGGGTAATTTCATTCTTCCACTTCTTGTAGCTCTTTGCCCGATGAAACCAAGGTCCAGGCTCATTAAAGTACGGATCATTATCATAATCCGGACTAAGTAACCTATCCTTTCCATTCATACCACTGTAAAGCTGTTCACGCACCAAAGACTCTATAACATTACTGTTATCCTCCATGCACGCAAGGCATTCTCTTTTGATACCGGTATTAATCTTATGGATCACTTCATATACTTCATCTATACTGGCCATACCTTTAAAGAAAAAGGGAGATGTGAAATCAATCCCTCATCCCCCTCGTTTATCACTCTTTTACCTCTTTAGCCTTAACCTTTCCTTTCTTAATCAGATCGTAAGTATCAGAAAGCATTTTATTACGATCATCCTCCGGGCGGTCTTGCCAAATAACCGGCATATGTTTATCAATGAAGTCGGACTTCTTCATAGCCTTTACTGCCGGCTCAATAAAGGTCACTCCTTCAATGATCATGCTGATACCCCCTCGATGTATTTAATACCATTCTCATACAATACTGAAGGAGCTTTCAGAGAGACAGTATCTCCGCCACCAGCAGGCACCACCGTAAGAATTCCATCTGCATAAGTAGCCGATGTAGCACCGTTCAAAACTTCGGCAGCGGCTTTAGCTATGGCTCCACCGTGCAAAGGTGTAAGGTCATACCCTCCGATTTTCTCAATCAACTTGTACTTGTTCGATTCCTTACTGATAAGTTCAACTTCTGTAAGGCCTTTGAGTCCATTCTTAATATTAAAATCAAGTTTGATGAAATCAACGTTCATCAACAGATCCTCAATATCAGTATGACAGAAACTAACTGTCATAGTTGATTTTGAAGAGCTTGTAGAGAAGGGAGTTACAGTAGGATAAATCGTTGACATCGGCATACCCGCAAGCACGTCTGTGCCATCATTATACCCATACAAGAACTTATCATCATAGAAATAGACATCCCACTCCTTTGTAGCAGATTGCAGCAGCTTAGCATTAAGCGTTTCGTCAAACTTTGGCAAAGTGAATGTTTCCGTTTCTGCACTCATCCCATTGTATTGACTTGGCCCGTAGCCGACAGCGTTCACCTGGGGTTCACCGCCATTCTTCGCATATTCTACAAATGAAGGAATCGGATACACTCTACCCGGACGGTCTGCATGACACAGTTCTTCAAGTGCATCTTTTGTTAGTTCAGCAGGTAATTTCTGACCTTTCTCAACAATGATACAGCCCTTTACTCTGCCCCAATCAATCTGACATGTAGAGCCGCCAGTATTAAACAACGCACTCTCACAGGTTCTAATCTTTCTCATTTTATCTACAAATTGGATTATTAATAGTAATTTCCATACTTTTTATATTTATGGCGTCTATAGGTTCACTTACTGCATCGCCTTTTTCCGTGTAAGCTCCATATCTGCCATAAGAATAGTTTTCTGAATAACCATGATTCACTTTTCCATAACCCCAATCAAACCTATCATCTTCTAACAGAACTTCAATCAACCGGTTATAAATCGGACGAAGAATATTCTTGAATGACGTTTCATGACGTTTCTCATTACTCCACTCATTGTTGGAGGAACAAGCTATTATCAACGACACCTTTGCTTTTGCGAAGTAATCTATGCTATTCCTTTCCTCAGTGATCGGGCAGAACAAGGCTATTAATGGAAACTTTGAAGGTGAAGTATTATCTGACTTTGTGGTTGTGTCCAGCATGTCCTTAACATACTGGCCACTTCCAAATACAAAGTTGATCGGTAGATTCTTAATAACCTTCTTAGCACCTTTACTATCAGTATAGATAACTTCAAGTTCTTCCGGAATCTTCTTTACCACATCAGCGAATATGTCTATGATATCGGTATCTGTCATAAATTGAAAGTATTGATAGGGGTTAATAAATTGCTGTCGATGCTTACAGTAAAAGGACAATCTTTTGAAGATGCCCACCTCACGAACTCCCGGTTCTTCTTTACCATATCGTTCCAAGTGCTAACTTGCCTTTGGAAAGGCGAGACATAAGTATTGTCACTCTTTAAGCGAACAAGCCCTTTAATGGTTGCCTGTGTATTAGCATCTCGGAGAATGTGAAAGAATACATAGTTTGCATATGAATCACGTATGCGTTTGCATAATGACTCATATTTGGATTCTGAGACAGTTTCTTCATTCTTATCTTCCTCGGCTTCCTCTTCCTCCTGCTCAATCAATTCCAGGTAATCAGTAACTTCACGAGACAGTTTACTTCCCAACATACTGGAAAGAAATTGCGGCTGGTACTCCTTTATGTACGCCACTATCATATCATTCACGGCAATGGAGTCTTGCGAGGGAAGTTCTGCCAATGTCGCATTAGCAATATGCCTCGGACCGGAGAGGAAATATGAAACATCAATCAACATAACTATTCAGTCTTACGGGTAACCGGGCGCCCTCTTTTCTTCTCTTCTACATTGACAGTCTTATCATCAGACGTTACCGAGTCTTTAGACTCTTCAGTAGTAAGATTCTTAGAGTCACTTACAGACAATTCTTTATTATCCTTCATTACCTCACACTCGGTTGCACCTGCCTGTAACTTATCACGTTCAGTAGTAAGAGAAGCAATGCGAGCATCCTTCTCTTTAATGTTCAACTCAAAGTCTGCTATTTGCAATTTCAGGCTTTGATTCTCTTCAACGGATGCAGCCAGTTCTGCTAACTTCTCATCCATAGCTTTACGGGCATCTTCCTCAGTGATAAGCCCACACTCGGAGATAGGGGTGAATGAAATCAATCCCCTACCTATACGAATGCGTTGTTCTTTAATCACATTGGTAACATCCTTTTCGTTTCCATCAAGAATGTACTTCATATCTTACGGTTTTGCTTTGGTGATTGCAGCTTTCAAAGAGGAAAGATTACCATAAGCATAAGCCCAAGGCATATAAACAGGGAATATAACCTCTTCCTGAGCAATCAAGACAACTTCGTTACACAATTTGGTGTCAACATCTTCGGCCCACTCAAGAGTCAATGAAGAATAATCAACCAAGTTGGAAGCCTGATTAAAATCTCCAAGCAAATATTTTCCAGGCATGATACCCTGATATTCAATAACAGGACGTCCAGCTATGCATTTCATACCGTTCCGCATTGAAACAATACCCAAGTTTCGCCCAGTAGTATCTTTTTCAGATTCGATGGCATTCACTGTAATCGGATTCAAAACTATGGCGTTCGGATAATACTGAGCGTACGTCATTACAGCGAAAGCAGTCTTCACTACATCTTCAGAGTTCGGCTCTTCGATGTTTTTGAACGCAGCATTATTAACGGTAAATGTCATTTCAGCAAGAGCAGTCTCTGCACCTTTATATGCGACACCCTCAATGAGAATTTGACGGTCGTTTATCTTTACGATAGGGTGTGCAGTACTAAGATCGGTATTCACTGCTGCATGGGCAAAAGTGATTGTCATACCATCAATAATCAGGTCCTGAGGATTGGCAAACTCAATGATGATATCTTTGTTGTCATTTTGCCCTGCGACAGCTTTAACCGAACCGGCACTCCCAGTTACAATCGCGCTACTGATAATGTCCTCAACTGAAGTAACGCCGATATGGTTAGTAATACCAAGCAGATTCTCACCGTTGCCGTCACCGAACAGAATATTCCAGTCTTCAGCCATCCATACAGCTTCAGGAAGCATATTAAGGATATAAGAACGAATATAGACACGGCTCTTGAGCATACGCTTGGAAATGCGAATATGTGTACCAAGGCGTTTGGTTCCAGTCTGTTGTTCCTTCACCTTAATGCTCGATTCAGGCAATCTACCATTCTCAGTAACATACCGTGCGTTACGGTCAAAATCATACACTTGAGCATAAGCCAACTGCGGGAATGCCGGGTCACCTTGCAAAGTAGTAAGCACGTCGCGCATATGCAACGGTTTATTTGAGACCTGGCTAACTACACGCTTTTGCTGTTGGGTAATCAACAATTCGCCGGTATAGTTGTCGGTCATAGAGACAACATCTTTCAAAGAGAAGCCATCAAATGAACCGGACTTACGCGTCTTGCCGGAAACAAAATCTGCAAATTTCTCAGAGTCTAACATCTCATTCAATTTTTCATCGAATTTGTTGATAGTCTCCATTGATAAGCCTTTCTGTTTCATTTTCTCAATACTTTCACCCAGATTCTTGACCTGCTCAACAAGTGTTTCATTATCTTTGATAAGCTGGGTAAACTTTTCACCGTCGTAAGCTTTCAGCAGGTTGTTGATTTCAGTGAACTTCTCAGTCACTTCATTGGGAGCAAGCATTCCTTCGAGAGACTTATTCATGACATCACACATCATACCAGCAATGTTTTCCATGAACGACTTCTGCTCAGTCGGCAGATGGTCAGTTTTCAGATTAAAATCTGATACAGTAAATTTCTTTAAAGACATAATTTTTTTCAATTTATTGTTCGACAAAGCAATCATTCAGAGTATGGAAGAAAGTGCTGGTATCAGCGGCTTTCTCTGTATCAATAGTTACTTCATTGGCTCCTGTTGGCAGGGTCTGAGTGTCATTCGACGGCTCATTGCTACCTTTAGGTGAAGTATCTGTTGACTCATCTTTGATAACTGCATTACTTTTATAGACTCTTGCCCAGCAATGAGGGCAACGTACATAATTCGAGATATTATCCATAGACTTAACATCCAGCATTTTCTGTGTGTCAAGAATGGCAATAACCTGTTCCCTGATTTGCGGGGTAAGCTTATTCATTTCCTCACGTACAATATCCTCCGTAATCCACCGGTGATATTGTGCAGCAAGTTCTAACACTTGCTGAGAATAAGTTACTTCTGGAACATCATCATAGTTAAACTCATAGCCACAATGTGGACAAGTCACTATAGGAGCACCACTAAGTGCTTTTAGCATTAAATTCAGCTGCATATCATAAGCATTTAAACGTTCGTCAGAATACCTGAAATGGAAGGACTTCCGTATAAACTCTATAGCATCTTTTACCTGCTCGTTCGTGGCAGACTTAATATCAACCAGAAACGTTTGAGGATTGCTCCCCCATGCGGTCAAAGTCGAATATTCTCCCATGAACCATTCCTTTACTTTTCTTCGATCTGCCTCATCGCGCTTTATCGCTTTGACACCAATAGAATGTTCAAGAGTTCGACCATTCTCAGCATACAGTTTGTAATCTTCCAAAGTGTCGCGCCCCATCTGTTTTTTGAGATTAATCTGCCCGACCATCACAAGATTATTTTCCTTTTCTTCACCAGAAAGAGGAACACCTAAGAGTTGGTCAGTTCTATGGTTTAAGAACCAACGCATACGATTAAAATTCTCTTTCAACGTTTTATTGAAAGAACCAGGCATTGAAATATCATCCTGTGAATCCTTAACACCAATGCCGTTAACAGCTACTGTAACAACACCTTTTTCATCAACATCATTTGCCTTCGTTTTGCACAGAAGGTTTTTGTAATTCTCCATCTACACTTTTTGTTGTTAAGTTCAACATCGTTTTTACTTTCTCTATCTCGTCAGGCGACATCTCGAATATCAGTTTACTATATAGCGGGATTTCAACCTTACTTTCTCCAATTTGTGCTCTCCAATCGTTCAGGCAGATAATACCGGAAAGAAATTCGACTCTACATCTTCCTGAAATACTGGTTTTGACATCTTCGGCCTCTTTCTTACCTTCCTGCAGACAGTCAACATGACTAAAGTCACAGTCTATATAAAGTCCGTCAGCTTCAAGCCCCAGAAACTCCGTAATATCCTTGCAGAATCCGGTAGCCATGGGTATAATTACAGAACTATACACGCTTTTTTCAACTGTCTTTTGATTGTTAAAAGTAGACTGGTCTTTACGAGGTACGAGTTCAGCAGGGATACCAAATGCCCCGGATATATTAATAGCATCCGCAAGGGTTTCCTCAAATGGCTGTAACTCCTGAATTGAAAGATTTGTCCGGAGAAAATCTAACGGAATATTAGAAAAGCCATAAGGAAATTGACTTCTTCCTATCCCGTATGTTTTATTATGTTCTTGTAAGAGTTCCTTCTTCTCATCTGGCGTCATTGCAATGGTTCCTGTCTCGTCTTTTTTTGCAGAAACGAACCAACCAAGCCCTCCACGTTTCACATAAATCACGTTTCTTGCTTCATAGACAGCTATTAAATTACTGATCGGTTTTGACTGAGATTTCAAGCGGCTGGTACCACGCAAAAAACTTATGCCCGGATACAGTGAAGGAATCCCTTCACGATCATGCAGAATTTGAGCAGGGTTCATTCTTAAACCTGAGCTAAAACCAAAATTCATGTGATAGCAGTCTATAATATCTTCGGTTTCAGCTATACCAAATAAAGGAATAAAATTACGTACAGGCATAATTTCGACTTTATCAGCAGGTAATACCCAATAGTTTGAGCACCATTTCCATAACTCCTTGGCACTCATCAATGATTCAGGAACAGCAGCACGTATAAAACTATCACCGGTACAAAGCCTATATACGAAATGAGAATAGACAGTTTCCTTCCAACTAAACAAGCAATTTGGCTTATTCAAAATTTGATTGACCTTTTGGTTGTCCCAGACAATACTATCATCTTTCACCTTTTTCAAATTGAATACAGCACCGGCAATTCGAGATGCGATATAGTCAATAGGAAAAAATACTTCTGGAATAGAAGCAAACAATTGAAGATAGTTTTGACTACACACACAAGGGTTAGCAAATAACTCTTCAACGATAAAATCTACAGAACCTGAATCATATTCCGAATTGACAACTTTCTTTTCTTCGGCAGGTTCTTTCAAATCATTTTCAGACTTCTTTTTAAAAAGGCTCCAACTCATCCGATTTTCTTTTGAAACAAATATATGCAGAAGGATATCCGATTTTTTGAAATACAAATATCTTGACATATACCATTTAGTACAAAATCAGCATAGACAGTTATATATCAACCATTTACAAGGGGCACTTTTATGAACAGTATTTTATGATGTAATAAGCTAAGCCACTTAAAGTAATGTTAGCCTCTTTATTTTCACTATCAATATTGTAATCTAACAGACTGGCCAAGAAACTACCATACTCATCTGAATCTTCCAGTTTCTTCTCAGAAAGCAAAAAGTATTCTTTAATGAAATCTGATGTAGCAGCTATACGCTTATCTACATCAGGATATTCTTTAGCGACTTTCACTTCTGGAAGTGAACACCGGAGTTCTCTAACCATAGGGAAATAGACATTGGAGCATTCAACAATATAAAGGCTTGCTTCATGCTCCTTTATTGAAGATTTAATTTCCTCCATCGAGGCAGTTTGCCGGTAGGCAATATCTACCAAATGCCATTTCTCACCACACCTGAACGCCTGAACAAGTAAGAAACGGCCGTTCACATTGGGCACAACGTAGACAATCTTATTACTATATTCATATTCAGTGCCAGGATTGTAGTATGAAAATGCACCCTTGTTACCGTAGAGATTTCTCTTTCGCCGGTTGCTGAAAGCTGTGTACTCCTCATGGCATAAGTCAGCCACCACATAACGGAAAGTATCAGAAAGATGCCCGTGTTCTTCGTAAGTCTGCATGGTAATCTTATTCTTGACCTTTGTTTTAAGGATGGCACCGTTGGCGTCTTTCTGCACGCTCATGTAATCTTCAATAGAAACGGTACAGCTCTCATCAATGCCTATCTCGATGCCTGGCACTATTTCATCAAAGATAGCATTGATAAACTCACCAGTCATCGCTACACTGGGATTCTTGTTACCGACCTTATCCTCAATCTCGAAACCTTCTTTCTGCAAAGTGTCTATGAATAAGTCCATCCAGGAACGTTTCTCGTCGTCAATACTATTGGCATATTTCGTCGAAGCATCCCCATGCAGGTAAACCTTATCACAGTAGCCGATATCTTTCAAGTATTTACCAACGAGCTTAGAGGACTTCTTAACTGTGTTATTCGGACTTTCGGCACACGTCTCATGGAACTGCCAAATCTTAATACCGGCAGATAGATCAACCTGCCAGTATGAAACGCTTATGTAAGGAAGTACATTGTTATCGACTGATATATGAATAGGCAGGTCTTGGCGATACAGACGCTCACCTGAATGTTTGCCTCTATTGAACGATCCAAAGAATTCGCTCCCGGTACGAATGACACCCCATTCTCCGAGCGCGTAAATGTTGTAGTAATCCGGATCGTTCAAACGATCTTTCTCAAAATCGGCAATACATTGTTCATCATAATAGCCATAAGTCCCGTCCGGACTGCCAACAACCCAGAAATTATTCAGGTAGGTGGATTGGATAACCACCATGTCCGGAGCATGTTCTTCTATCTGCCTGGTCCTCGGATTCAAAATCGACTTCGTTGAGTTCATCCGGATGGATTTTACTTTTGTCAATTCCTCCGGCAATGCTTTCCCGGCAATTTCCACAGTCATAGGGACATCATGCCACTTTTCTGTGTCAAACAGCTTCTTCTTTATCCAACACGTTTCACTAACAGGGTTGAAAGTGCAGATAATTTGTTGGCCGACTTTTCCACGCAGACGCTTACGTATCTGTTTTAAATCCGGCTCATCAAATTCGGACAATTCTTCGAGGTGCACTCGCTTGTAGTTAGATATACCCTTTATCTTCTCCGGATCATCAAGACCGGAGAAATCAATCTTTGCACCATTGTACAAACACTTAATCGCATTTTGCTGGAACCTAAAAAGATGATCTATTCCCAATCCTTTAGCCGCTACCTTATAGTCCTCATATATGGTTTTCTGTATAGAAGCTCCAACCTTACGCATGACCAAAGTATTCTCTCCATCCTGTAAAGTCTGTATGAGTATTGTCTGAGCAACACTATAGGACTTTCCAGACGAAGAACCGCCATACAATATAATAAACCTGATGAGTATATCTTGTAGATATTTCAGCAGATAAAAGCCGTTAGGATTGAGTTTTTTATAATTTACGATCATTCTATATTGTTCTATAAGTCGGACGCCACAGCTGAGAAAACACCCGAAATCGCCTATTTTATTGTCCTATACTTCCGATGCGCTGTCATCATCGAATCCAATGCGAAGCTCACCGGTTTTTCCTCCACTGTTAGTAAGGTCTATCTTAGTAGGCGCGTCCCACCCGTTCCAGGCACCAAGTAACCGGGCCGCCTCAGTCTTACCATTGAACTCATAAGAAACCTTCCCTTTAGAGTTCTGAATCTTTTTTAAAGCATTCCGGAGGCGCTTAGGTAATTGAGAGGGGCTTTTCATCATAACCTTACCTGTCTTCTCATCTACGATGTATAAGTCACTGGGATCTGCAATGATAATATCCATGAGCACTTTTTCTACAGCTTCACGCTTCACCTCAGACTCTTTTGCCCTTTTCTCTTTTATCTCCTTTATCCTTAGAGCGACCTTAGGTTCTTTGAGTAATCTGCACGCAGTCACCCAAATACTCTCAGCTTTCATCTTTGCAGCATCATAAGCCATACGATACGCTTCACTTGCATTACCGTCTGTGTCAACGTAATAATGACAGAACTTCTCTTGTTTCAATGTTAATGCTTTCTCTTCACTCATAGCAACACATATTATAAATTCCTACAGAGAGAGAACTAATCAAAGCTACTCAACCTGTAGGAATAATTATGAAAGGCTTTTCATTTACAGAACTTTCGATTTCTCCGCCTCCGCATTTTTTTGAGGATCTTCCTTTCTCCGCCTGGCGAATACCTTTTCTATGCCTCTCTCAACTGGCATATAGGACAAAGGTACTAAATAGATACCCTGATTCACCTGTTGCTCCAAATTGTCAAATTCACGTTTTTCTCCAACAAGCTCTATATCAACACTTTTGTAATAGTTTACCAGATTGGCAAAATGCAGTACCGTAACCGGTTCGACATTTGCTATGTTAACCAAAGGCTTATGGCAGCCAACAGCATAAATAAGTCCTTCAATCACATCATCTATGTAAGTAAAGCAACGGATGTTCTGGCCGTAATTGTACAGCTCCACTTTATCCCGATTCAACAGGTACCAGAGAAGAGTTCTATTACGAGGGTTCGGACCATACACATTATGAAGCCGAACACCAGTTGCATTCTTACAGTAGATAGATGCGTATTGCTCATCAAAATGCTTACTTATTCCGTACATCGAAGTGATGTTGCAAAGGTTAGCTGTCGAAGAGCTCGCATATACAAGTTTCACATGATATCGCTCACATTCATCAGCGACTATCATAAAAGTATCAATGTTATCTTTCCGGATCTGCGCCAAATCGTCATTGAATACGCTGGTTTGCGCTGCCAGATGGAAGACACACGCCACATCTCCATCTTTCAGGTATTCACCGATGGTGGACGCCTCTTGCCCGGTCACACGGTCAATCTCGATTACTTCAACAGCACGTTTTCTTAATTCTTGGCAGAGCGCTTTACCTATAAAGCCTGCACTGCCAGTTACAATCATCTTCATTTTCATCGAATTATGGTTAATAAAAAAAGCGTGCAGACACAAGTCTCACACGCTCACACATTCATCTTTTCTATTAAAGACTAAATTTATTGTAAATTTATTCAGCAAAAATTAATCTTTTCATCTATATTTGCACCGTGCCTCAAATAGAAGCACATTTTTAGTAATTTGGTTTTGGCACCTCTTGAAACTGCAACTTTAACGGATATGTCTAAAACTGAATGGTGTCTCGTATGTTCAAATGAGCTTGCGATATGGCGCACCTATTCAGTTTATTTACATATCCGGGCTGTTGCAGGCCTCAAGGGGTGAATAAGCTTTTAGGTGCGTTTCATATGCAACAAACACTCATCGTAGTCAAATACTACAAAGTACTCATAAGCCCAAACAGCCGATGGTACAAATTAATCTTACTCATTCAAAGGGGAAAGACCTTCACCATATATGTAGTGAAGACACAAGATCGAGAAGCACTCGATACACTGACTTCAAGTTGTAAAAGGGAAGTAAAGGACGGGGTACTTAAAATAGTAAGGTTGCTACTCTTCAATCTGCCATTGCACCAGATGTCATTAGCACATAACAGTGGACATATTCATTTAAAGTCCACGCACTGCAAAATGAGAAACTACTACCCACAATATATATTGTAAAATCTATACCTATGAACTACACAACAGAAAAAGCAAACTGGATAGAATTTATCCAGGCAATGATTATCTTAGCAATGATGCTTATAGTCGCTTATCTATCTTTAATTATAGATGATAAAAACATGGAGATAGAAAGACTTCAACATCGCATCTGGGAATATCAAGACAAATACTCAGTTCCTAAAAAGAAAACGGACGAGCTTTATTTCTTATTTGATAAAATTGAAGAGATTAAGGATCACAGATAATTTTTGATAAATTTAGGACATATTCTATATGATTTGTTTTATTCATATTTATATTAGTTATACATTAATTACTTTCTTCTATTGTTTCCAAAGGGCAATCTTCTGGTATAGAAGATTCGGTATCATTCAATAAGTAATACACTTTATTTCTGCCAAAGCAAACAGCTTTTAAAGCTTCATTCTTAACAGCAATCCTTTTATAAAAAGGGCAATTGCAGCACTTTTCTATTACTAATTTCTTCTTCATTCCTATTTAGTTTTGATTTAAAACTATTAACCGAATATTTTTCCGTAATATTATAATTTATGAAAAATGTGAATTATATTTGCAGCAGATTATCAACATACTACAAGATGAGTTAGTAATTAACTTAACCATAATGATCATGATTGAATCATTTCTTGGCAGCTTTTTAGCAGGCGTATTGCTTCTCTTTATTGAGAAAAAGATTATGAGATTACGTAAATAAGTAAGTAGATGAT